GCCGCATTTTGCGCGCTGGCCATGATGCGACCGCCGGGGCATGGCGCCGCGCGATCGACCCAGAGGGCGAGGCATGACAATCGACCCCGCGCTAAGCCCCGAACAGGTGGCCGCCCTCTCGCGCGAAATTCTGAAGTGTCAGCGGTTGCTGCGGAAGCTATGGCACGACGACAGCCGCCGCGAGGTCTTAGCCCGCCGTCGCACCCTCTACCGGATCATGTATGCCATCCCGCAAGGGGTGCCGGTGCCGATTGACTGGCAGCCGATCCCTCACCCTCAGATGCCTGATCAATGAGTCAACACCGTCACCGCTTCCGGTATCTCGCCGATCAACTGGCGCGTGCCGCTGACATCAACGGCTGCCCTTCGTTAGCTGTCCGATCCATTGATCAGCCGGATCACAACGCCGGCAGTCTTGAGCTCACTCGCGGCCCTGATGGTTATTCCGTCGTGTTGATCGTCAACGCTGACGGCGGCCGCACTGCGCTGGTCTATGGCGTGGGGTATCGCGAGTTGCTCGCCTACTTAGAAGGGCTTAAATCACCCGCCCGCATTGCTCATTATCTCAATTCCCATGACTCTCAGCCTTAGCCTCTTTCATCTCTCCCGCGTTTCTTCAAATAAGAAGACCGGGCCCATTGCTGTGACAACCACTAGCAAGAACAGTTGCCCGGCATCCTGCGGCATGCGTTCCGCTTGTTATGCGTCCACCGGCCCCCTGGCTCTGCACTGGGCCGCCGTTTCAGATGGCCGCCGATCTAAGCAATGGCGGGATCATTTAAATGATCTTGCGACGCTGCCTGTCGGCTCAGCCCTCCGTCTGAATCAGGCGGGTGATTTAGTGGCCGGAGTCACGGGCAGGCTGTCGCGTGCGTTCCTTTCTGGCTTAGTCGACGTGGTCAAACGTCGCAAGCTGCAGGCGTGGACATATACCCACCATGACCACACCCGGGGAGAGAATGGCGCCTTATTACGTCGCGCTAATCGTGAAGGCTTAACCGTCAACGTTTCAACTGAAACTGAGGAATCTGCTGATCGCGCCATTGCGTCAGGCCTGCCCGCAGTCTTAGCAGTCAACAGTCATGAAGCCCGCAAGGTTTGGCGGACTGCTGAGGGCAACTTAGTCAAGGTCTGCCCTGCACAATGCCGGGATACTGACTGCAGCCGCTGCATGCTGTGCCATAGGCGGGGTTCAAAGGTGATCATTGCCTTTCTGGCGCACGGGACCAGGAAGAAAGCAGCGGACGCAATGCTGACCCCTTGACCCCTGGCCTATGTCATTAGCCGCCCCTAGGGGCGGCTTTTTTGTGTCTGCCCTTAGGCCCTATGGCTTAGGGGCCTTCTTTATGCCTTGCCGCTGAGAGGCACCTAGAAGGCCTTCAGGCATGCCTAGGCCTTACCGCGTGGGGTAGTCCTAGCAGGTCCACGCAAGCCCCTTACGGCGCCATGCAGCCGCCTGTCAGGCAGTCGCTGAGAACGACTGCAGCGCAAGGGATCCCAGCGATCGACAGCTTGACCACACATCGCGGCCTTAAATGTAATTTAGTGGGCCTAGATGTATTTAATTATAATTAACGACACTTACAAAGTGTTGATATAAAATAGATTTTGTAATTACTAAATGTTAATTAACAACAATAGGGGTACATATGTACTATGTACACTGTGATACAAAAGGGTCCTTTCTAGGTTTCTCGCTGCGGGGACTTTCAAAGCGCAAAATTTACCTAGGCACATGTTTCGAAAGTTTTCGTCTAATATGACGCCAAGTCGTCCGTGCGAAATGCAATTTCGTTTCTTTCATTCCCGATTTGCAGATTCACTTATCCGGTAAATGCCCCGATGGCACTGATTACGCAAGCTGAAGCAGCAAGGATCCTGGGCGTTAAATCGCCAACAATTCACTCAGCTGTAAAAGCAGGAAGAATTTCCTACATAAAAGATGACAAGGGACGGAAGCTTATTGACGGCTCAACTTTGCTGGATGAGTACAGCAGAAATACGCAAACTCGCAAGAATACCGCTCACAGAAGCACGCCGCAACCGAGGCAAGTGGAGGAAGGCAAGGAGTCTGTCGCTCGGATGAGTCGAACAGTGGAGTACATCCCGGATTACGACGAAAGCCGTGCCAGGACAGAGCATTTGAAAGCTGAGTTGCTAGAGCTGGACAGGAAGCAGAAGGAGGGTTTGCTGGTGCCCGCTGCTGATGTTCAAAGCAAGTGGCTTGATATTATTACGTTGTCGCGTACAAAAATCTTGGGTATACCGAGCAAGGCAAAGCAGCGGATTCCTGACCTTGATGCGACAGCGATGTCGGCGTTGGAGGACTTGATCCGAGAAACGCTTGAGGATCTTGCTGCTGAAGGAGGTGAGGAGGTATGACTTCAATTGTCGATTTAGAAAAGGCTGCACTGCGTGCGTTTGAGCCACCAAAGAAGTTGAGCCTTAGTGAGTGGGCTGATAACTATGCGTTTTTGAGTGCGGAATCTAGTGCTGAGGGTGGTAGGTGGAGGACGTTGCCTTACCAGAAGGGAATTATGGATGCGATCACAGATCCACTGGTGGAGCAGGTGACGGTGATGAAGTCAGCGAGGGTGGGATATTCGAAGATTTTGAACCATGTGATTGGATTCCATGTGCATCAGGATCCTGCACCGATCATGTTGGTCCAGCCCACGATCGAGGATGCGCAGGGGTATTCGAAGGAAGAGATCGCGCCGATGTTGCGTGACACGCCTGTATTGAAGGGGTTAGTTAGTGAAGCGAAGGCAAAAGATGGTGCTAATACGATTTTGCAGAAACAGTTTCCTGGCGGGACACTTAGCCTTGTAGGAGCTAATTCGCCTCGTGGCTTCAGGCGTGTTAGCCGGAGGATAGTGCTGTTCGACGAGGTCGATGGCTATCCTCCCTCTGCTGGCGCTGAAGGTGACCAGATCAAGCTGGGCATCAGAAGAACGGAGTATTACTGGAACCGGAAGATTGTATCTGGATCAACTCCGACGGTGAAAGACTTCAGTCGGATTGAAAAGATGTTTGAGATGTCAGACATGAGGAGATATTATGTGCCGTGCCCTGACTGTGGGCATATGCAGTATTTGAAATGGTCAAACATCAAGTGGGTTGATGGTGATCCGTCCACAGCATCTTATAAGTGTGAGAAATGCGGTGAATTGATTCCTCATTCGAAGAAGCGTTGGATGGTTGAGAGGGGGGAGTGGCGAGCGACAAATGCGAGTGCTGGCAGGCACGTTGGGTTTCACATTTGGGCTGCTTACAGCTATTCACCAAATGCAGCATGGTCAAACTTGGTAGAGGAGTTCCTTGAGGCTAAGCATGACGCAGAACAATTGAAGACTTTTGTGAATACGATTTTGGGAGAAGTCTGGGAAGATGAATATGCGAGCAAGATTAGTGGCGAGTCATTGCAGCAACGTGCTGCAGAAGAGAAATACAAGCAAAGCGTGCCACCAGCAGAAGTTTTGTTTCTGGTTTGCGGCACGGACTGTCAAGACGACAGACTATCTGCATCGGTCTGGGGGGTTGCCCGAGATGAAGAGATGTATTTGGTTGATCGAGTGGTTCTTCATGGATCACCGTCTAGGTCGGAGGTCTGGAAGCAACTAGATGAGGTGCTGCAAAAGCCGTATGAGACTGAGGATGGGAGGAAGCTGAAGGTAGAGGTTTGCGCGATTGACTCTGGCGGACACCACACGCAGGAGGTGTATCAGTATGCGAGAGAGCGTGCGGCGATGGGGGTGATTGCTATTAAGGGCATGAACCAGAAAGGAAAACCACCACTAGGCAAGGCAAGCAAGGTTGACATCAATTTCCAAGGAAAAGCACTGAAGAAGGGCGCACAGCTGTTCCCAGTTGGCGTAGACGGCGTCAAATCGTTGCTGTTTGGCAGGCTGAAGCACAACGATCCTGGCCCTGGCTACCTGCATTTTTATCCAACTGTTGGTGCGACGTATTTTTCCGAGCTAACGGCTGAAAGGCAGGTGTTGAAGTATAAAAATGGATTCCCTGAAAGGGTGTGGGTCAAGAAAAGCCAAAGCCCAAACGAGGCGTTAGACGAGATGGTGTATGCCTATGCTGCTTTGCATCGGCTTTATCAGAAATTTGACCGTAGGACGATTTGGGATCAGTTCGAGCGGCGTAATGAGCCTAAACAGCCGGCTCAGCTAGGATCAGAGCAGCAAAAACGGCCTAAACGCCGTAATTTCGTCCAACGTTGGTGATCTTGTGAACATCCCAAGCGAGATTAGGGCTGGCGACACGGTTAAGTGGCGAGATGACGCCACGGTTGACACGTTCGGCAACGCGATTGAAAGTGATGTATGGACGCTTAAGTATTACTTACGCGCAAATGTAAACCGTGAAGCGCATACATCGACAGGGACGATTTACCTTAGCGGGTGGGAGTTTACGATTACTGCGACTGAAAGCGCAGAATTTGAGCCTGGTGAGTGGTATTGGCAGGCAGTTGCGACAAGGAGCGGACCATCAGAAACACTTACGCTTGGCTATGGGCAACTGATTGTTGAGGCTGACCTCAGTTACGTCAGCAATCCTGGAGCCTTTGACGGTCGCAGTCAGGTCAAGAAAGATCTAGATGCTGTACAGCTAGCGATCCGCACGTTGATTGCTGGTGGTGCTGTACAGGAATACAAGATCGGCAATCGCAACTTGAAGCGATATGACCTACAGGATCTAATCCAGCTTGAGGGCAAGCTAAAGGCTGAGGTGAAGCGTGAGGAAGCGGCATCGCTGATTGCTAATGGGCTTGGCAACCCCCGCAACATGTTCGTGAGGTTTAACTGATCATGGGAATCCGAACAAGTGTGATGAATTTCCTGGGGTTCAAGGTCGGCAACCCTCGGCCGATGCCGCGTCGTGC